GAGCCGTGAAAAGAATAAGACATGGGATGAATTCTATCCAAGGTTCAATGAACTCCACGGACATTACATAGCAAGGTTTCACAAGAAGATTGACTACGCAAAGATGGACCCTGACTCCAGAGCTTGTCTACCAGACAAGCGATACTGGGAGGGATGGAATGCAGGATTAGATTGGGCTCATCGAATAGTTGATGGGGATAAATCTGCAGATTAAAAACAAAAAGAAGGGGGAACCGTTATGGTTCCCCCTATCTCTTTGGCTCCCTACCATTCAGGCGGAGCAACTGCGAGCGCATCCAGCGTGGCTAAGTTGATGCACCCGACTGCTGGAATGGAAAGCGTATGCTGCAAACCCTTAAGCACTTCAGCCAGGGGAGCATCTAGCACATCATCTCCAGCTATATTCAGCGCCACTCGAACTTTCTCTACTAGTTCGTGACGCTCACCTGGTGATACCAGGGATATTAGTCTGTTCTGTTCCACTATGTAATCGGAACTTCTGTATCAATAGTCTGTAATTGAACCGTAACTATTCCACCGAATCCTGCTGCGAATGAGGGTGGAGAAGTCTGCTCAAATTGGATAGCACGGATTGTACAGACTCGTTCTTCTCCCGAAGAAAAGTCTTGGAATAGTACCGCGCCTCCATTTTGTTCAATGCGTTCCAGATAGTTAATGCGTTCCCATGGCGCGGATACTCTTGTAACTCCATTGGAATCGCGCTCCTCTTCATAACATAGTAATGGGATGGTAAGTGTACGAGAACGAAGTGGTGCTGGTAAAGCACGACACTGCCATTCTTCTACAGTCGGACCAACTGTTGCACTGCTTGTGCTACGAGTTAAGGTCAATGTAATTTCAAAGTGGTCTGCTGGCTGTAAGCTTGCAGATAATTGGAAGTCGGTTGAGCCACCTAATGGTATAGATTCAATCGCAGAGGTGTTTCCATCTTGGTCAGAAACAGAGAACCCAACAGTTCCTCCAGTGCCATCTGTTCTTATTGCAAGAGATACTGGTTGTTTATCTTCAGCAGTACCCCAGCGAATCCAACCAGAGCTGATGGTTCCAGATGTAGCAAGTTCAGTTGCATGCTCAACCCATACGCCAGATGCGCCAACCATAAGTTTACGTGCAGTAATTCCAATAAAGCAAACGCCTATTACATCAGAAGAATCGGTAGCTAAGTCAGCAGCGTAAGCATATCCATTATCTACTGGTTGACCCAGGTCAATACGCCACAATCCTTTAACTGTATTAATGGCATAGTTACGAGTTGCGTATATATATCTATTATTGAATGCAATATCCCTGACATCGCCAACAACATTGAGTGGTCCATAAGTAAAACTTAATCCGTCAGTGCTTTGATTTCCAACACGAAGTCCAGCAGTAGTAGCCATAACTACATACTCATTTAAGTATGTGCGAATCTGGTGCAGGGTTTCACCACGAGGTAGCTCGGCAATAACAATTGGGTCTTTGATTGCAGCAAGCGGTGATGCATCATCAATAGCAAATGACAAGACACGGCTGATAGCGCCGAGGGTATAACCAACTATGATGGCACTGTTTAGTTCACCAACTGATTCCCATACCAGGTTAGAATCTTTGAATGTGTATCGCTCTTCTGTGTTACCTATAGTTGTTGGGGTAGAAGAAGGAAACCTAGATAGTTCATAGACTACGCATTGCGTAGTATCTTCTTTAACTCCGATAACAATACGGTCTTTAACAAAGCCAATAGCTTGGACAGTAAATGTAGTAACACCGTTTGGCTTAGCCCAAAGCTTGGTTACAGCCAGTGAGGTGCTTACTGAATAGATACCATCACTAGCACCAACAATAGCGCTGTTACCATCTGATGATATAACTTGGGCTGTTACTGAAGTTGCAAGAGATGTTGATGTGCTAGCGCCAGTAGAGCCATTGTAATAAAAGACATTACCGCCTTGAATATAGAATGCGCCATTGTTTGTTGTAGCAGGCTTAGCGGTGATAGCCGTAGTTGATACCTGCGTGGTTCTAGGTAAAAGCTTTAATTCGCCAAGATTCCATACATCAATATTGTTTGATTCATAGAATCTATATTGGTCGGATGAGTCAGCGTCGTAGTAACGTTCGCCAGCACCATGATGCCAGGATGTAGCAGACCGAAGCCACCAATTAGATAAAGAGTTTTCACCAGCGGATGTGCCTTGGTCGATACGTTCCTTCTGATAAGTCGTAGTGATACGACTTATACGGTTCTGGTCAGATGCACCAGATAACCATGGCGTGTTACCAATTGCATAGCTTGCAGCAAAATCCTCTCGCTTGTATTTAACAAGCGCTGTTGGGATTGCTTGGCTAAGAATAATCGGTAGGTCGCCAACAAGGTCCTTGTTGCTAGTTGCCACGATTTACCTCTACTTCTTATTAGTTGGACATTCTGGACAGCAGCAATGATGGTGTGGTTTGATAACCACTGCAGGTTTTTTATCTGGCAATGGTTTTATTACAGCTTTAATTTGGTTAACCAACTTAGGTTGATTCATCCACCAGAACCAAGGACTAGTATCGTCACCATGACCATCGTTAATAGAAATGTGTAAGTGTTTTGTGTGCGGGTTGCTACCAGTATAAGCGCGATTTCCAAGACGAGCCTTGTCTTTCGACCAAATCTTCTTGTTGAAAATAAGGTATTTAACTCGCTTATCTTCTTTAAGTTTTTCGAATATGTCACTACAATCGACCCCGCTATCAGGGTCATGGGTAAGGTCTACTGCTAGCCCAGTATTGTGGTCCGAAGTCGGACTCGCCTTGAGGTGAGCAGCACTGGGCAGGAGCCCATCGCTTGCCTTCTTGCGTTTCGGTGCTAACGCCGTCGCTTGACGGAGAACAGCAACGGCAGCAGGTGTGGCTTTCTTGGCTACAGTTTTCATTCATTTCCTTACTCTACTCATAATCAAATCGCTTTTATCTCTTAGTTCTATTCCAGTTTTTTCTATCCACTGTAGGTATAAGTCATAATCGCCTATGCCATATATACCAAGGGTTGTATCACCAGTCATAATTTTAGCTAAACGTTCATATGATTGATAGTTAAGCAGATACCAGTTCGGGTCATCCTCCCAATGCAACTTACGTTTAGGAGTGCTTTCATTCCAAGATGCTTTATATTCGTGGAACATGAAATCAACTGGAGTATTTATTAATTTAATACCACGAGTGTAGAACCGTAATCCTAGAGATGGTTCTTCTCCATGAAAATAAAGCAATGAATCATAAGGAACTTCTTCTATTATTTCCTTGAAACAGAATAAAGAATTACCAGATACATAATAGATTTCATCTCCATAAGGATTGAAACTAGCTTCTTGAAATGATGGTCCAACCATCTTTTCAACTTCATCCCAAACAGGAACTATCTTTAATAAATTACTGCGATAATGAAACTCATCTTGCTTGTTGTCGTTTACTTTATACCCTTCTGGGTAGGTAGTAAAGACAATCTTTCCGTAATGTGCATACGATGACAGGTAAGAATTTACAATTGCTTTATCCCATCCTGCTCTAAACCTAGAATGAGAATCTGTCTGAAGAAAGAATGTTCCTTTAATATCCCTGGAACCTATTTCCCTAGCCCAACAAACTCCCTTACTTTGACTCCAGTGAAACTTGTAATAAGTTAACTGTTCTTCTGGAATAAAAGATAGGTCGGGATGTTCGTCATCTTCAGCTTGAGAAACTATAGTAAAATGTAAACTATCAGGGTCTGAAGAATTATCCCAGGCGGAACGAATGCTTGGTAATAGTTCAATATCCCTATAGCTTGCTATAGAAACATTGATACCAGACATCTATTCACTTTCCCGCTATGAGTTCAAATAGACTATCAACACGCTTCTCTAATCTATCGACAGAATCGCGGAGGCTTGTGCCAGAATTCGGCTTGAGTTCAGCAAGGTAGTGCTTGACCAACCAACGAACTGAGCCAGCAAAGCTGGCGACTATTGTGGTAACCGCTACCGCGATACCAGCCCATTCGTTGGTGCTCATTATTCTGTCTTACCGAACGCTGAATCTGATGTATCTAAAGCACGGAGCACGACGGGCAGCACTGCCACGACTCCTGCTGTGAAGATAGCCTTGAGTCCCGCTGCGTCAAGAGTGAAGATATCCCCACCAGTAGCAGTAAAGGCAGCAAGGCAAGCGCCAATAAAATGGCGGACGTAGCTTTTAACAGCTGCAAAAGTTTTTTCATTCATTTATTTCTCCTTATTATTTGATAAACGAAACGCTTATCCACTCTTGGTTATGTTCACTCCAAGCCCAATCTTTTGTTTCTATTGGTTTTGGAACTGGTGCTTCCCATTGATAGGTTGCATAGTTTAATTTCCAAGATGGAAAAGGTTTTGGTGGGACAAATACATTAAATGTATTATCATAAGTGTATCCAATTCCAGCATAATTGCCACGAAATGGAGTGCCACCTTTTAAATGTTGATTAGCAAAAGTATTGTAAGAAGTGCGTTTGCATGTTTGCCCCTTAAAATTTTCATACCATTTTTCAGGAGTCTTGCCTTCAATAAGTTCAGTTTCATCAACACCAGTTATTACTTCTGTAACAACATTGTTTTTATCTAAAAAAGCATAATGTGCCATTATGACCAACTCACATTTCCTGTACCAGCGGTAAATCGCTTGTACGAATAAGAACCGTCTGTACCAGTAGCATCTGCTGTTAATCCTGCACCAACAGAAATAGTTCCATTAGCAGTTAGCCAGCGCAGGATTACAACTCCTGAGCCACCAGCACCACCATTATCTCCATTAGCACCACCACCACCGCCACCGCCACCTTTATTGGCTTCTCCTGGTGTTCCGTTGTTGCTGTATGCGGCACCAGCACCACCGCCACCTGAACCACCAGAGCCAGGAACAGCGCCGTATTGACCTGCTCCAGTATTGGAACCGCCACCACCGCCACCACCTGCATAAGTTACGGATGAACCAGTAATAGAAACTGCAACGCCATTACCGCCGTTACCGCTTATACCATCTTGTGTGCTACCTCTTGCTGGTCGTGAACCACCAACAGCGCCAGCACCACCGCCACCACCTGAACCTGAATTTGCAGTGGCTGTTGCATCTCCACCAGCATAACCTTGACCAGAAGTTCCTGTACCACCAGTACTATCTTGGTCACCACCACCACCACCGCAACCGCCATTTGTGGCAGGAGAGGTAGTTACATAACCACTTGCCCCAGCGCCACCACCATCAGAAGTAACAGTGCTAAAAGTAGAGTTAGTTCCATTTGCCGAGTTAGCACCTGGTCCTGTGGTTGCTGCGCCAGCACCAACAGTAACTGTATAGTTTGTGTTTTTACCTACTAATAGTCCTGTTTCTAAAGTACCGCCACCGCCAGTTGCTGTGTATGACGAACGAAGCCCACCACCACCACCACCGCCAGCGCAGCCAGTATTATTGTTTTTTGCAGTAGCACCAGCACCACCGCCTGCAACAACAAGATAATCTACTGTAAAAAATAATGCTACGGTTACGGAATTGCTAGCAGTTGAGTCAGCAGAAGTTCCATTAGCGTTAGTTACTTTTACTTTAAATGTATAAGCAGAACCAGCAGTTAATTGACCTGATGTAAATGTGTATGAAGTGGAACTTGTTGTTGCTGCTGTACGAGAAGTTTCAGCAGTAGTACCATTAAGAAATGGAGTGATAGTGATAGCAGAAATATTTTTACCACCATTGTTATTTAAAGTCCAAGCTACTGTTACCTCACTAGCAGAAGTTGAAGCAGTTGCAGTACCAATAGTTGGAACTTGTGGAAGTGTTGTCGGAGTTACTGGTGCAGCATTGGCTGAGTTAGTAGAAGTTCCACTACCATTTTGAGCATTACCGTAAACAGTATAAGCAGTACCAGGTGTTAATCCTTCAATTGTTACAGTAGTTCCTACTGTTGTAAAACCGCTATGCCCACCTACTGTGGTATATGCATTGTATTGAGTTGGCGTACCACCAGTACCTGCTGGGGCAAAAGTAACACTTAATTTTCCAGCAGTTGATGCATAGGCAATAGACGTTGATGCATCTGTTACGCTACTAATTGTTGGTGCATCAGGTGGAAAGCCCTCAGTTTTTGCTACTTTCCAAGTAGTACCATTGTAAATTTCTAATGCTTCTACTTGTCCATTGTAATAAGTATCGCCAATAACTGGATTAGTAGGACGATTGGCTGTATTGCCAGAAGGTATACCACCCTTAAAAGGATATTGCTGGAATGACATTAGTTAATCTCCACTCCGCTAATATGAATATTTACTGCAGTAGTTGAGGCATAACCAGTAATTGTTTTAGGTGTTGCATCAGCAGGTATAACCTGCTTCATATCAAAACCAACCACTCCGTTAGCGTCTATTTTGATTGTTGGCACAACCACTACGCCATCAATTGCAATAGTCGCAGTCGATTGAGAAGTTGCAGTATTAGCAATGACGATATTGGTCACCACTGCCAGAGTGCTCGTATTAGGAGCTGTGTATAGTGTTGCGCTAGATGTCGCTGCTGCGGTTCTAGCTAGCACCTTAGTTGTCGTAGCCATTAGTTACTACCTTTCTAATACGCGCCCATGATGTTCATGAGCGTTATGTCTATTTCTTTGGAGTTAGAATCGAGTGATGCATATGTTGCTGATACAAGTTTGGTTAAACCATTTAAGGTTCCAATTGTTGTTCCAGAAACTATAAGAGTTGAGCCAAGCGTTGGTGCTGAGTAAGCGCTAGCTGAGTTAACTACAGCCCAAGCAGAACCAGTCCATACTGACATCTCACCAGTTGATGAGTTGAAGTAGAGAGCACCGACTAGAAGAGTGTTGCCGTCGTTGTCCAACGTTGGTGGGGTTGTCTTAGACCCAAGGTATCTGTCATCGAATTGGTCATATATAGTTTCTGCACTTGACGCAGAAGTCTGTGCTGAGCTTGCTGAAGTAGCAGCCGAAGATGCAGATGTTGCTGCAGATGAGGCAGAGGTTTGTGCTGATGTTGCACTTGTAGATGCAGAGGTTGCGCTAGTTGCTGCAGCCTGAGCATGATACTTAGCAGAGTATTCTCCACCAGCTACTGGTCCAGAAGTAAGTGTTGCCCAATCGTTTGCAACAACCGCTGAAGCAGCTGCCGATGTAGCACTTGTTGCTGCAGCGGTTGCACTTGCAGCAGCGCTTGTAGCGCTGGTTGCAGCAGATGTCTGTGATGTTAATGCACTTGATGCCGATGTTGCAGCAGAGCTTGCACTTGTAGCAGCAGCGGTAGCTGAGTTGGCTGCACTAGTTGCGGATGTTTGAATAGCAGCAACGGACGCAGCAGCAGTGGTTGCACTATTGGCTGCAGAAGTTGCAGAGGTAGCAGCAGCGGTAGCGCTTGCTGCAGCAGACGTTGCCGAAGTAGCAGCTGAGGTTTGGCTAGTTAAAGCAGATGATGCGCTGGTTGCTGCTGCAGTAGCGGATGCTGCTGCAGAGGTAGCAGATGTGGCTGCTGCTGTTTGAGATGTAAGAGCAGAGGCTGCTGAAGTGGCAGCAGCAGTTGCTGATGCAGCAGCGCTGGTTGCCGAAGTTGCTGCAGCAGTGGCTGAGTTTGCAGCCGATGTAGCAGATGTCTGAATAGTTGCTACTGAGTTGGCAGCAGATGTGGCTGACGTTGCAGCGGATGCAGCAGAGGTTGCTGCTGCGGTAGCACTGGTTGCAGCAGATGCTGCGGATGTCGCAGCAGCAGCAACTTGAGCATCAGCAAAATCTTTACGAACAGCATCGCTTGGTGCTGTTGGTGTAGCAAGGTTTGTAATCTTAAATCCACCAGCAGATAGGTCAGAACCTAAAGTTGCGCTGGAGTATGTGCCACCAGTAATTGTGGCGGTAGAAGTAAACGCACCGCTGATTGTTGCACCAGAAATAGTTGGCGTGTTTACCGTTGGAGATGTAAGTGTTTTGGAAGCCAGGGTCTGTGCTCCGCCAGTTCCTACAATATCTCCAGTTACTCCGTGTGCTGATGTGCCAGCCTCATGTGTACGAAAATCTGAGAAGTCCAATGCAGAAACACCGTGTTCTACAATTGCGCCAACCGAGTGTGCCTTGGAGCTTGTGCCATCAACACCACGAGTTACCGTATATGCAGTACCAACAAGGGCGGTTACCGTTACGATTTCTTCGTTAGCGGTATCCTTTTCAAGAATAAGTGTGAATGGATACTGCGATGGTAAACCAGAAGCAGCAGCCAGCGACAAGCTTGTGCTTGTCGTGCTAGCGTCAATAGCACTAGACAGTGTTGTCTTAGCAGCGGTTGAGCTATAATAACGTGCAATTGTTGGCATGTATTACCTCGTATACTGTATTGTGTTTAGGAAGTTGGCTTGTTGCTTAGCGATTTCTTCTGCCAAACGAACGGTGTAAAGCTGGAACAAATACTTTGCAGCATTGGTAGAAGCACCAGCTTGGACTGGTTGGTCTAGGGCATCTGCAGATACTGTAGTTGCTGTAACCTTTCCAGGGTCTACTGTTGTAAGTAGGCGATACATAGCACCGAAGCGAACGACATCTTCGCAAGATGCTGGAAGACCACTAACAGTTAACTCTTGGTTATCTGTAATAACTGTTGGGAACTTTGTATATTGAACATTGACTGTACGACCAGGCATTGGTGATTCTTTTAGAATCAAAGCTTGCTTGATTGTTGAAGTGTCAGT